CGAGATATAAAATTAGACCACACAGCATCATCTCTATTAGTTATCTCATAAAGTCCAGATTTATTGTCGTCTTTAGGTTTATCATCAGTTTTATCATCATTTTTAGGTTTGTTTGGGGAAGTGTTGTTAGTAACTGTTTGACTACTATTTTCCAAAGCCATAGAAGCAGGAACTAAACTAACAGGAACCCACCAATCATCACCCCATTTTACATCACTGAAACCTAAATCAAGCCTTTTATTTATTTCATTAGGAGGAAATCCTATTTTTGTAAGTCTTTCTGCTACTTCAACTTTTGTTTTAAGGTCTTCTGCTAAAGCTCTAACTTTATCAGAATCAAAACCCCCCCAAGACCTTCCTCCATCAATTCTTGAGAAAAACTTGGACCAAAGCACATCCTCTATAAGTTCCATCTTTGGTAAAAGACACTCGTCCCAAAAAGCACGTCTAGCATTACTTATGCCTTCGTAGGAATTTCCTGTCCATATTACTTTACCATTATACCTTATCATCATAGTGTGATAAGGAGGAACTTCTACACAATAAAGTTTTCCTTTAAATTCTACAGGTTCTGGTTTTATAGCAGCCATTCTACTCGAATCTTCTATTGAAGGAATGCTTACAATCCATAGAGGTTTTGGATTAGGAAAAGTTTCTTCATTAGTTCTGTCTTTTCCAGTCTCTCCTCCATATAAAGTAGGAGCATAACCAAGTCGAACAGATAATTCAAATACATCATTAGCTAATTGCTTAGATGTGGTAGTATAATGATAACCTTTATTAACTTTAGTACCATCTCCTTCCATCAAAGATTCAAATAAATATTTAAGAAGGGAAGGATGAAGATTTAATATTTCTCTAGGTATGTGTTTCTCATGACAATAGTACCCTATATTTTCTACTAAATAATCTCTTAAATGCTTTCCAGAAACTATATATCTACAATTGTCATATTTTCTTATATTTAAAGGAAAATCTTTTAAATCTTCTTCTAATTTTATTTGTCCTTCAGATTTTATTTGAGTTATTCCTAATTCATGTTTCCCCTGAATATGTCCTTCTGATATAAACCATCCAAGAAATTTTAACCAAGTCTTAGCTTCAAATACAGTTTCTTTGTCTTCATCTTTTATAGTAAAAGAATCTATTAGATCTCCACTCCATTCAGCATTTCTTGGTGAAACAAAAGATTTAGGTTTAATTTCTGATATACGTTTAAATACAAACTCATCAGATTTATAAACTCCACCAACATTTTCATATTTTCTTTCTTTACCAAACATCTTATGTTCTGGTGATAACATAAAATCTATTCTAGAAGCACAAGTTCTTCCATTTACTTTACTTTTCTGCTGAGTATATAACAATCCCTCATAATCATACTCATAAGTTTTAGTAACTTCTTTAAAATAAGCTTTACCATCATTTAAAGAAGCTATTTTATCGCCTATTCTTATCAATTCTATAGGAACAAATCCATTTACTGTCATTATCTCAGTACCTGCCGGAGCGCACTGAATGTTATCATATATACCTAATACAACTTCGTTAGTATGAAAAGCTGCTAGAATCTCACCACGAGCCATAGTTTTGAGAGAATTAAATTCCATATCCTTTTGTGTTCTTCCAGCCTGTTGGTACTCCGCCCCTCCTTCAATAACTCCTAGTTTGTGTGCTCTGTCATATCCTTGATGCCTCTCCTCAAATTGTCCTATCAGTCTATCAAATTGTTCATCTGTAAGAGAATCTGGAACACTAATAAAACCTTCTACTTTACAACCATTTTTAAAGAAATTCTTATTATATTGACTAGCAAAATAATCCTGTTCAACTCCAAGTTTAGAAGCTTCTATTCCTGAAAGCCCTCTTATGTCATCATATGGATTTATATAACGAAAATGTATTATTTTATGAGGAGGAAGTATCTCTTCTTGTTTAGTTCCTACTCTATATTTCCAAGCACCAGTAAAAACCCTTGTTTCTTTATCTATTACTGGCTCAAATCTTAAAGGACTTGGAGCCCAAATAGCTTTAGGTATCTCACTATTGTTGTTTCTTCCATCTAATACCCAAAAAGCTTCTCCGTACAACTCCATAAACAAAATTGTCCCGTAAAACAACTGTTTACAAGTAGTAAAAGGGTTAGGATTCATAAATAATTCATAAAGAGCCCCTTCTTCTATAATTTTTTTCAAATTATCTTTCTTTTCAGTATAAATACGCCAAGGGACTCCTGAAATACTTTGAGCAATTGTATTTACAGAAGAGTATACCCATACACTTTTAGAATAAGGATCAGCTACTTCCATACTATCTTGAGAAGCCATAAGACTTCTTAAACTACGATATATTCTTGAATCATCTGGTAATGGACCAACTGATTTCTTAGTAGTATCCTTTTTTCCAAAGAATCTACTGAAAAAGTTTTTCATAACCACCTCACCTTATAATCCCTAACTCCTCTTAAATGTGAAAAAATAGCGTATCGTTCCGCATCCATAAGGTGATTATTATAGTCAACAGGTTCATCAATAATCTCTTCAGTCATGCGGTCTTTCTTCCAACAATAAGCTGTTTTCTCTTTTATTATATCAGAACTATTCTCTGATATATATATTTTAAGACGTTTAACAAAATCTATTCCATCTAATATATTTTTATTAGCTCCTTTTACTCTTTGAAAACCTGCATCATATATTTCTTTAATTCTATCAGGTTCTGCGGGATCAGCATAAATAGGCTTAGTCCTCCAGTGTTCCCTAGGAATAACTTTTTTCATTTGGGCTATTAAATCAGAGTTAGTAAGTTTCTTCTTATATATTAATTGTTCTTCGTATATGGTGTCTTTATTATCTTTATCAATAATACACTTAATAAGAGCAGATTCAACATTATAACCAAAATCTAATCCATAAACTATTTCTCCTTCTCCTAAATCATTTTGATGAATACTTCTCCAATTACTATAAATAAGGTTTTCCAGTTTTCCCCATTCACCAAGACCCATTACTCTGTAATAATTATAATCTTGTTCTTGTAAAGCTTCTATTCTTTCAACAGATTCTTTTGGTAGAAAAGGATTATCTTTATATGTGGAATGTATTTCTATTACTTGTTTTTTGTCCTGTACTTTATCTAAAACCTCTTTCTTAATCCAATGCCTTTCATCAATAGGGTTAAAACTAAGAAACATTTGATTAGGGAGATTATCTACACTTTTAGCACGATTATACAATCTAACTAATTGATAATCTTCATATGTAAATTCAGTAGCTTCTTCCATCCAGATGTAATTCCATTCCGTCGATTTTATTTTTTGAGGATCGTCCACTGAACCAAAGTGCATCCATGATTTATCATAATACATATTAAGGCCAACTTTCTCTTCCTTAATCTCCGGGGTAATTCCAAATTGATCAGCTAAACTTCTCATAAGAACAAGAGTAGAAATTCTAAGAAATGGTAAAGATTTTCTAACTATGAGAATCTTTTTCTCTTTCTCAGTTAGCATCTTATACCACATAAGTTGACCAATTGAATGTGATTTACTAGAACCAGAAGAACCTCTATTTACTATCTCCTTAGCAGTAGCTTCCATATTACGCATAAAAACATTAGTAATCTGTAAATCTACAAACTTAGGAGTAGCTGCATCCTGATAATTAAAAGGATCTTTTGGTGCATATTTTCTTTTATGACTATTCGATGATCTCTGAATCGAAGTATTCGGCATCTATAATTTGCTGCTCCTTATCAGTAGTAGAAGGTAAAGCTTGTTGAACTACGTCATCTTTTCTAGGTCTTCCTCTTTTAGGAATAGGAGTAACTCCTTCCATGTTACCAACAGGCAACAATCTAATAAATAATGGAGCTTTTTCACTACCACCAGCTTTAACTAAATCAGGTCTGTCAATCCAACCTCTGTCTTTACCTAAACATTTAAGAGTAAAAATAATAGAAGTAATATCCCCTTTGAGTACTTTATTAGCAAGGCTTTCTTCAGCTATGTCTACCCAAGATTCTCTAAGTTCAAAAATAAGTTCCCTAAGTTTTTTAGAGTCTTTAATATATTTTCTTAAAACTGAAGCAGGTACCCCAAGCTTTTCAGAAGCAAAAGAGATGAACCCTCCCCCTTCTTTAATAGCTTTTTCTACTTTCTCAGGAGTAAGAAGTTTTTCTACTGCTTTACTCTTAGGCATTAATTTAACACCCAATCAGTAATAATATTAAAAGGAAGAAAGAAAATAC